TTAACCAACCTTGTAAAAGAAACTACAGAGTACTTTTCAAGTAGTAATGACAATGAAGCAGACTTTATTGAATATAAGATAGCCAAAACACTGTTTCCTTGGCAGAAGCCTATTATTTTAATGGACTCTAAAAAGAATACATTGTTGTGTGGTAGACGTTCAGGTAAGTCATATGTTGAAGCAGACTTGGCAGTAATGCATTGTGCAAAAGGTTCTGACATTGTAAATGGATATAAAAAGAAACGTTCAGTACTTATATTAGGTTTAACAACAGGAAGAACAAAAGACGTCTTCTGGGAAAACATTAAAAAAGCCATAGAACTCTCAGGACTTAAAGCACATATCAATGAGTCTGAACTTTCAGTACAGTTTGAGAATGGAGCAGAAATATATCTTAAAGGTAACAACAGTAAAGTTGACAGAGAAAAGCTCAGAGGTGCTGACTACTCTCTTATCATTATTGATGAAGCGCAGTCTCAGCAAGCTTTAGGGTATTTAATGACAGATATTCTTGGCCCTATCATTAAAGGTAGAGACTCCTGGGTTTACATCTCAGGCACAGGTGCTATAACAAACAGAGGTTACTGGAAAGACATCACTGATGGTTCTTTAGCTGCTGAATGGAGACATTTTACAGCAACAATGAAAGATAACCCAACAGTACCTGAAACAGCTTTGGATGATGTATTAAAAGAAAATCACTGGACTAAAGATGATGTAACATTTAGAAGAGAGTACCTGGCTGAAAACATCACAGACCTAACACGTATCGTTTACCCAAGTAAGTCAACCTGGAAGACAACTCCCGTAATAACACACATAGCTATTGGTATTGACTACGGTAGCAATGACTGTAACGCGTTTGTACCTTTAGGTTTAGGTGCCGACCATAAGATATATGAACTTCCTGGAACTCAAAAGTTTAACAGGTCTGATGTTACTACTATCGTTAACAACTTGAAAGAACTTATTAAAAACTTAGTTGAAACATATAAAGTTCCTGAGACAAACATTATCTGCATCGCTGACAACAGTGACCAGTCTATTTCAGCAGAGATCCAGAGAAACAAAGTTCGCATACAGAATGCTTATAAGGTTGACCGCATTCAACAGATATTTGACTTGAGAGAAGCATTAAAAAGAAAAGATGTGATGTTGAATGAAAAGTCAGATATTTTACAGTACGAAATGGACAACTACATCTGGCAATGGGATGATGACAACAAATGTGTTATTTTCCAGACTGATGATGAATACTATCACCCAGATGGCCTTGCAGCTTTAAGATATGCTTATTACTATCTTATACACAAGTCTTAATGATGTTACAAAAGACAAAAAAGAGAAGCTAAAAGCTTCCGATGTTATTATTAAATACAAATCTATTAATATTAATAATAATATTATATTTAATAATAACATCGGAAGTCCTACTTCCAGCAGTTGTCTTAGTCAACATCATTAAAACTATTAAATATAAAGGAAAATAAAGAATGGAAAGAGCGTCAAACATTATTAAACGCGCATTAGAGTTAGCTGATATGGCCAACTCAAATGTTATATCATACCAGGAAGAAAAAGAATATCTGGAACAGGCCTGGCGTTTTGTAAATCAGAAATGTACTCAGCAAGGCGTAAAATACTTTTATGGCCGTTGTCCAGTTACTTGTGGTTTTAACAGACTGCCTTGGGACTTTTCTCAAATCGACACAATAAGAACAAGAGCAGGTTATCAACTTCCACGTCATACAAATGATATGGATGAAACTTATGGCAGTTATGATATTGTAGGAAACTCATTGGTTATTTATGGTACTATACCAACAGAACTTATTATGTATTACTGGAAGAAGCCTATTACATTGACTTTCCCAGCTCCTATACAGAAAGTTGAAATGCCTTTTGAGTATTTTCCAGAAAAGTATGACATTTATGGTGACTACTTAGTTTATGTTGAAAATGACAACCTTATCATTTTCAATATGAAAAAGAACACAGAAGTGTCAAGAGAGAATATGGAAGGCTACACTATAAATGAAATAAAGTGTGGCAGAGGCTCTTATTATGTAGACTTTACTGATGAGAATGATGTTACAAGTAAAGTTGTAATAAGTTATAAAGGCAAACAGCTTCTTAATGCAACTGAAGGTTTTTATGTATTCAATGATGACGACTCTATATCATTAGGAAAGTATTACACAGAAGATGATAAACATTTTGTTGAAATAACATCTTGGTTTACATCATATAAGCCAGTGATAGAAGTGGTTGAACTTATAGACCCAACAGCATTTTTGTACTCTTGTGACCACTTATACTGCATTATTGATGGCAATGTTTTAAACGCAGAAAATGGTGAGATACTTGATGACAGCGGAGACAATGAAACATTAAAAGCATACATCAACTGGGAAGATATACCTTCATTGGCAACAAACAATAAGTACATTTGGAGTGTTGGCGGTGACCTGTTTAATGAACCGTTTGACTTAAAATATCATTATGTTTCAACTATAAAACTTGACAATGATACAGGCTACGGCATTTTAACAACAGACGGTACTGACTACTACGTTGAGTCTCATATCCCAGATACAGCTTTTGACTTCCCATCAACTATAATGTATGACTTCTTAAGCTATTATTTGGCATACTTGTACCAACTTAAACTTGGCGTTAATACTACAAATATGGAAAAATCATATACAGCTGCTGAAGAACTTATGTTAAAGACACTTGATGCCAACTACTCATATAAGGTTGTTCAAGATGTTACAGGCGGCGACTATTTATGGAGATAAAACATTATGGCATTTGAAAGAGAAGACAGAGCTATTGCACATAGAGATGCAGTTGACAGTAGAAAAGAAGCTGCACAGACACAGAATGATACAGCAGCAACAACAGCTACAACAGAAGATACAAGTACAGAAGACTTGGGCAACTCTATTTTAGAGAATGTTAACAATGCTATTGCTAATGCTGATGAAACAACTAAACAAGAAGCTCTTAATACAGCTTCTGATGGTTTTAACAACTATCAGTCTGTAGGTAGAGCTCAGAGTGCTGCTTACAGTACAAATGATGATACATACAATGCAGCAGCTTTTAATGCAGAAAATAAAATGACAAACAGACAAACAGCATTTGATGCTGCAGTAGAAGCAGGCGCTGCGCAGTTGGAAGCCAAAGGTGAACAGAATGTTGCAAACAACTTAGCTGAAGCTCAGAAACTTGGTGTTAAAGCTGAAACTCAAGCTCAGTGGGCAAACACAATATCAACATTGGCTTCTATTTTAGGGGGAATAAGTAAATGAGTTTACATAGTGAAAGAGACCTTGCTCAGTCAGGTTGGGTACAGGCACAGCAAGACGCAGCAAATACAAAACAGCAGTTGGCAGAAGAAAGCGCTGATATATCACAGCCTGCTAATACTGCTTTAACAAATGTTACAGAACAGGCAAATGACCTTGCTTCTTTACAGCAGGCAACAGTACAGAACACAGCTCAAGTAAATCAGCAGCAAAAAGATGCAGCTATTGCTCAACAGAAAAATGAAAATGTTCGTAATAACTACGCTACTCAACTTCAGCAGCAGATACAGAACAGACAGAACAAAAACCAGTTGATAAATGGCTATAAGCAGCTGGCATCTGATGAAGCTAAAATGAAGTATGACCTTGCTGCTCAGAGACTTTCCCAAGCTCAAGCAAACTGGGCTAATGCTGTAAAAATACTTCAAGGCTTAGGTGCTGCAGTATCTCTCATACCAGGCGTAGGAACTGCTGTAGGCTTAGGCATTAGTGCTGGTGCTACTGCTTTAGGTGGCGTTGTAAGTAACACTATTTAACTATTAAAAATATAAGGAAGTAAGTAATGGCTAAAAATACAGAAAGAGAAAAGAAACAGCTTGAAAGAAAGATTAAAGCTAGAGAAAAGAAGATAAAGGAAACTGCAGCTTGGTCTACTGAAAAAGATAAGGCAGGTATGCAAGCTGAACTTGATGAATGGAGAAAAGAACTTGATGAGTTGAATGCAGGACAGACTCCTACAACTAACCAAAGAACTGCTTACGAAAAGAGAATGGAAGTTGAACATCCTCAACAGCCAGTTACTCAACCAGAACCACAGAAAGTTGCAGAACCAAAAGGCTTGACATTTGATGATGTACTCAAACAGACAGGTGGAGATCCTAAAGCAGTTCGTGAATGGTTGGCTTCTCATCCTGACTATAAAGCAGGTGATATTACAAATAAATGGCTTAATGAACATCCTGTTGCAGAAGAAACAGAAACAGAAAATCCAACTGAAACAGCTGAAACAACAGAGGAAGAACAGAACTTCAACATTGGTAATAAAACAGCAGATGCCCCAGAAGACAATGAAGAACTTAAAAACTTCTGGAATAAGTTTAGAGCTGGCTCTTTGAGATCATATCCTTGGTTGCAGACTATTGGCGATGCTATTGGTAAAAACGCCAGAATGACTCAGGACAGAGCTGCTATTTTGACAGGTGGACAGAGAGATCCTGAAGCTTATGATACTGTAAAACCTGAAGAACATATGACAGATGAACTTAGAGTTGAACAGGCTTATGCTGATGCAAGAGCAGGCAACCTTGACTCTGTTAAAAAGTTGATAATGAATGGCGATGTTACTATCGAAAATGTTGCAGCAGCTTTGAATATGTCAGAAGAAGACGCAAAGAAAGTGTTTGGTAACTATATGGTTAAAGACACTGCAGAAGCTAAAACAGCAGCTGCAGGCGCAGAACAGGCTGAAGCTCAGGTTATGTCAACTTACCTTCAGAATGAAACTACTGTACAGAATAACATCAACTTTATTGATGAAAAGATACGTGAGATCGACACTGCTATCAATCAGTTGCAGTCAAACGACTATGATACATATCTCAAAGTTTATGGCGAATATGTTAACAATGTAAGAGGCATTGAAAACACAGGTATTGCTTCTACAGCTACATCTAATGAAGGTTTCGGAGTAAATGCAGATGCAGGTGTTAGAGTTGGTGTTGTAAAAGCAGGTGCTTCTGGTAACTTTGATAAGTCTTGGGGTTCAAGTAACACTTCAACAGGCAGCACAGATGTATTGGCTAAACAGGCACTTCCAAAAGCAGAATATATGGCTCAGTCTGCAATGGGAGAAAGAAATGCTGCTAACAATGAGTTGATACAGAAACTTGAAGCTCAGAAAGCTCAGTTGCAACAGACAAGAGATATGTGGCAGCAGACATTGAATGATGCTATGGCACAGAGAAAAGGCACTACTACAAAACTTAACTACAAGCCTCAAGGAGCTCAATGATGAAAAGTTTGTTTGAAGTATTAAGTAACGGCAAGCCAATGAACATTAAAGTGGAAAAGCCTGCTATAAAACCAGTTGAACTTCAGCAACTTAAAGACATTGTATTTATTAAACTTTTAAGTGGAGGCAGCAGAAAATGAAACTTGACTATCGACCACACGCAGCTCCAGTAGAACAGCAAACAGCTGCTCCGCAGGAGACTCCACAGTATGGCTTTTACTCTCCAAAAGAGTCTGACAAATATACAATGTTTGTAAATATGCAGCAAACAGTTAATGCAGCTTTACAGAAAAATGCTGAAGTACAGAAGCCAAATGCAAAGGATCCAACAGAAATGCCTGCTGCTCAAGCGGGTATTCGTTATGAGGTATGAAAATGAACGTTGAAGAAATACAGAAAAAAGTTCTCAAGATCATTCGTATGACGGGCCGCAATGATAAGTATTTGAGAAACTTAACTTTATATACAGAAACACCTATAAGCTCATTGGATAATGTTGATGAGATCGTTGGCTATTATAACACAACATCAAACAAAACATCTCTTATACAGCAAAACATTATTCAGTCAACTATATTAGCTTTAGTTGCAAAGTTGGCAGAACACGCAAGAGCTCGTCCATTTATTAACACATTAAATGGCAACTATATTGATAAACAGATAACTAGAGCTACACAGCAGTATTTGGATGTTACATTTGATGAGCAGAATGTTTACCAAACTGTTAGTGAAGTGTTTAGAGACGCCTGCATATTTGACACAGGTTACATATTTGTTGACAGAGATAATGAGAAAGTTTGCCGCGTCTTTCCTTGGCAAGTTTATTATGACAACAAAGAACTGAGATATACAGACAAACCAACTCAAGTGGCTATTGTTAAAAAGCAGTTCCCAGTTACTTTACTTGACCCAAAACTTTATAATAAGTACAGAAGAGAATATGTAACATTCATTCAGTACTGGAACTTAAATGAACATAAGAAGTATGACCTTATTAAAGAGATACCTGAATATGTTAAAGTTACTGACTACGAACCTGATGTACTTCCTATTTTACGTTTAACATATGACTCATCCGTAAATGGTGCAGGTACTTCTACTTCAGTTGTCGACCTACTTTATGGCATTCAAAAAACAGTAAATGAACTTTGTATTAAAATGGGTAAAGCTATTCGTCTCAACCCAGCTACTCAGATATTTATACCAACTAATGGTTCTATTGATGCTGATAAGATAACTAATGAAGTTAACCAGATAATACCTTTTGAACCTGCTATCGGCGCTTCAACACCTATTCAACAGGTTACACCTTCATTGTTTGACCCATCATTGAGAACAGAACTTGAAGCATTAAAAAGAGATGCTTATGAACTTGTTGGTATTTCGGAGTTGTCTGTAACAGGGCAAAGACCAACAGATGATGTCAGTGGCGTTGCTCTTAAAACAATGGAAAACCAGGAAGCTGATAGATTTACAACACAGCTTCATAAGATCATCCGTCTTTATGTTGACATTGCCAACTTAATGATATCTATTTACCCAGATGACAAACAGATCTTACCAAACATTAAAGAACGCCTCGACTTTACTTGGAAAGATGTTCGTAACAGTAGAGAAAAGATGAAACTTCAGTTCTCTGCAGCTGCTAACATTAGTAAAGATCCTTCTGAGAAATGGAAGATTATTAAAGAATGGAAAGCTGAAGGACTTATACCTGTTAACAGAGTGCCTGGCTTACTTGAGATACCAGACTTGGAAGAAGCAGCTTCATTTGCTGCAAACAGCTACAATGCTATCCAGTCAGTTATTTCAGACTGTATTAAGAATGACAACTATGATGTACCAAACTATATCTCAAGAGAAGAACTTAAGCCTGAAATAATGAACACTTGTTTGATGTTGAAAGCTCTTGGCCCAGAAAATGATAAAGACATTGCTAAACTTGAAAAGTTGTTCGAGATTGTTGTAAATGAAGAAGCAGCTGTAGGTAAAGCAACTCAAACAGATGAAGCAAACGCAGCTCTTGACAATGAAGCTAATGCAATGGATGAACAGTCTGCCTTCTTGGAAATGCAGGCTCAACAACTTACTGGACTTGCGCAGGACGCTCAGAATGGTATCATTGGAGTTGACCAAATAAATGCACAGTTGGAAACATTAGGCGCTGGCGGACAGTTTGATTACGCTGGAGTTTAATGCTTTACTATTAAAATATATACGGAGAAACAGGAAGAATGGAAATGACAAGAGAAGAGCTTGCTGATTTGGTAGCAGGCTTTACATCGAAGCTTGAAGAATATAAGAAAGCTGTAGATGAACTTAAAACTTCTATTTACGATGACTTCATTAATCCTGCTGCTGAGGAGTACAAACGTTTTGACCACGATACACGCCTTGGTGAGTTTAAGGAAAAGTACAAAGACTTGCTTGAACCACTTGTAGAGCCTTGTAAAGCGGCAGAACAGAACCCTGACTTCGATGTTTACGACCAGATTTTCAAAGACTACGATGAAAACACTGATGAAAACAAAATGGAAGAAGGTGAATATGTAGCTCAAGCAGTAGCTGCTATTACTGAACAGATTGAAGCATTGAAGGCAAGCCTCGGTGCTGAAAAAGTTGAAGTAAAAAATGAAGAAGGCGAAACTGTTGTTGAAGCTGATGGCGAAAAGGTAGCTGAAGCAGAAACAAAAGAAGAAGAAAAAGAAAAGGTCGAGGAACCTTCTGAAGAAAAAGATGAAGAGGATCCTTTTGAAAAAGAAATGGAAGAAGCCTTGAAAAACAGCTCTAGGTTTTCTTTGAAATAAAAGCAATAAAATAACATAGGAGAAATAACAATAATGGCTATTTTTACAGGTTCAGATGTTGAAGCTATTCGCAAGACATTGAAGGTAACTTATAAGGACGGTATGGGCGTTCTTTTTGGAAGAGAAGGTTCAGCTATCAAGGAAATCGATTTCCAGAAGGCTGAAGGTAAAGCTTACAACTTCTCTGCTATTTCAGGACGTGGCGGTGCAGTAGCAGGTAACTACGACCAGGCACTTTCACTCGCTTCACAGCACGGTACACAGGCTGAGTTCTCAGTTGAACCAGGCGCTATTTGGGCAACATACACAGTTAACAAGGTTGACTTAGAAGCTTCAAAGAACAACCTCGGTGCATATGCTCCAGTATTTAAGAGAGAGTTCTACCGCGCAACAGCTTCATTGAGAAAGACACTCTCAAGCGCATTCTATGGTAGAGGTTTTGGTGAGTTTGGTATCAACCCAGCTGCTATTACAGTTGCAGACACAACAACTGAATACTCTGTAGCTCTTGACCCATCTGCTACACAGAAGGTTGATGTTGACACAAAGATCGTATTCAAGACAAACATTGGTGATGCTGAAGAGTCTGCTCTTGCTTCAGGTACAGTAACAGCATTGCTCCCAGGTATGAAAGGATTTAAGTTCCGCGCAGACGCAGTTCCAGCAGCAGCTATTCCTGCAGGTGCAGTTATCTGTGTAAAGGGTTCAACTATCCCAGGTACTTCTAAGCCTCTTCTCCCTATTGGTCTTGATGCTTGGTTCCCTATTGTAAAGGGTCGTGATGAAACTGAAACAGATTGGACATCTTACATCTCAACAACATTCTGTGGTGAAGACCGTTCAAATATGGTTGACCGCCTTGCAGGTGCTTATTACGCTCCAGCTTCTGCTTCTGAAAAGATCCTTGACTCATTGCAGAATGCTCTCTTGCTCAACCGCTCAATGGGTGGTGATGCTGACCTTATCGTAATGAACTTGTTTGACCGCGCTGAAGCTGCTAAGGAAATCGCAGTACAGAACCAGTACAGAACACCAACAGACAGCAAATCTGCAAGAAAGGTTAATGTTGGTTTTGAAGACTTCTCAGTAAGTGCTTCTACAAACATCGTTGACCTTATCGTTGATGATATTGACTGTCCACGCTATAAGTTCTACGTATTGACAAAGAGCTCTATCGCAATGCTGCTCTGGCTTGCTAAACGCGACCAGAACAAAGATGATGGCATTGGTACAATGGAAGCTGGTAAGCCTGACATTAATGATGCTGAAGACTTCAACTTCGGTGAAGGTGTTTCTAAGCTCAATGTTGAAGACTATATCACTATCACTGACAATGCTCATACTTGGAGAGGTCCTGCAGTTCTTGTAACATTGGGATTTGTTGGAGCACTCGCTGTATTTGACCCATCAGCAAACGTTGTAGGTTATCTCCCAGCAGCTTATGGTAACGAAGCTTCAATGATCCTTGGTTGGACAAAGTGATCCATATAACATCTAAAAAAGTTTAAAAACTATAAAGGCCACCTTTTTACAGGTGGCTAGCCACCTTTTTACAGGTGGCTTTTTTGTTTTAAAATGAAAAAGGCTACTCTTTTTGAGTAGCCTTTGTAGAACAACGAAATATATTTGAAAGGACGGTTTTGCAGTCTCATCCACAATGCCATAGTTTATATTAACATAAAACTATGACTTAAAACAAACATTTTTTCAGTTTGTTGTCTAATACAACTTATGGAAGTTCACTTCCGATGTTATTATTAAATACAAATCTATTAATATTATAATATATTGATATTTAATAATAACATCGGAAGCTTTCAGCTTCTCTTCTTTGTCTTCTGTAACATTCATAAAACTATTAAAAATATAGAGGAAAATAATGAACGCAAAGTCTATTAAGAAATACGTCAACCTTTTTGGTGAAATATCTATGAGCAAAAACCACTCTAAGCCTAATGATACTTGGAGTGAAGTTGAAGACAGCAACTCTCCTGAACACAATGAAGCTTTATGTCCACTTTTTTATACTAAAGAAAGCTCTGAAACACCTATACTTGTAGACAAGCAAGGTAATGTTTACAATGTTAAAAATAACACTTTTACAAAGAATGGTACAGCAATAACTAGAGTTGAAGAAGTCGGCTTTAAGAAAACTGTATTCGACTTTAATGATCATTTAGTTGAGTTTTATAATGGCAATATTTACAGAGCTCAGCACAGAAATGATACAGTTGTCATTGAACGTTACAACAATGGTACTTGGGTTATAGTTGAAGAGATAGGTTTCTCAAGTAGAGCAACTGTTTTTACAGAACGTTTATATCACGGAAGATACTACTGTCTTGACCGTTACAACAACACTATTTACATATTTGCTAGAGATGTTTTTAAGTCTTTAACTATATATAACACTTATTTGAATAACCCACGTCTGTTTATTCATAATGACTATATAAACTTGGTAACATCAACAGGCGTCAACCTTTATGAGAATGTTCTTTCATATCATTATAAGTATGCTAATGGAGCAATAAATAATGTTACTTTAACCAACACAGGTACTATTGTTGTGCCTTCGTCTTCAACTAATGTTACTGCTCAGGGCACATTCAACGTTACTGTAAATAAAACATTTCAGACATTGATTTGCTATAAAAATGGTAATAAGTACTATGAAGATGACGTTACTTTCCAAAATGAGGTAACATTCTCAGAAGGTTATGCACCACAACTTGTAGAAGGAAACACATATCGTTACAACTTATATAGAACAGAATATGTTTATCACAGTGGCTTGATAGCTATTAACGTTACTGGTGCTAACTCAATGACTACTGAATGGACTATTGATGTTAACAACTCTCCATATCCTATTGATGAAACACATTATGAGTTTACAACATCTTCTGTTTATAATGCTGAAGACCTTGACTATGATGACACTGACTACACTTTGTCTTTTGAGAACAACCTTGGCTATATAACATCTTCAGACTTTTATAATATTACTCCAAAAGCTACTGTAGACTTTACTAACAAATCTTCAGGTGGTGTTGCTTATATCCCAACATCTTCTATTGGTGTAACTAACGTAAGAAACAGCAAAACAGTTTATATTAGTGCAGTACAAACAACAGCTACTACAACTCAGAGTACAGACTTCTTTACATCTTATATTATGTTGGATGACGGTTACTACTATGGTATTGCTGGAAACTTGACATATCCTGCAACAACATCAAAGACTTGGAGAGGTTACAACTTTAAGAACAGATTTGTTTCAGAGTCAGATTATACAGTAACCATAGAGTCAGTTGACCAGAAAATGTTAGGTACTGAATACAACACTTTTGAAGGTATTACTTATGACATTGGTTATGGACATTTCCGTATGACTATATTGAGAAACACAGGTAGTGCTGCTTGGACATACTTTGCTGAAAGAGGAAAAACAAGAACTATCATTTATGACTCATTGGCTGACATTGCAACCATCGACTGTGGTGTTACTCCTTTGAATGGCTACATAAATGAAACTAGATTTGTAAACAACTTTTATTGTCCTTCAGGAACTCGTGAGCCAAGAAATGATACTTTTGCAATGCTGGTAAATAATGGATATGTTTCAGGCTTCTCTTATAATGGTACTTTGTTAACTCCTTGGAACTCAGTTGATACAGAAACATTGTACTATGCAGATGATGACAGAGTTTTCTATAAAGACATTAACAGTGGTAAATGGACTTTGATAGAAAAAGTAGTTCAGCCTGTAAGCTTAACTTTAGTTGAAGACAGATACATTGTACTTAACACAACTTCATATTACAACTGCTATGATACTCAACTCAATGAAATGAACAAGTATGCAGATGACTGGAATATGAGAGTCTTTTATGGTTCAACAAGTGGCTCTACAGCTTATACTTCAACAGCTTATGATGACTGGATATTTGCTTCAGGAAGAAATGTTAACTTTACAGTTGTTGGTAAAAAGTCTGGTATTGCTTCTACAGTTTGGCCTGCAGGTATTTTCAAAGCTGCTTCAAGAGCACCAAAGTTTATTACAGAAGAAACATTGCCTATAGACTTATACAGCACTACTTCAGCTTCTGCCCCTACATATTGGTTGACTGTTGTAAATCCAAACACAGACACAACTCGACAAACAAAAGTTGATAATGACTTGAGATATTATAATGCAGTTTATCCTCTTTACAACACTGCTTATATGATGAGAGGCCCATCTTTATTTGCAAAGTTTGTAGTAACTGGAAACAACAAAGACTATATGATAGAAAGTAATGTTGCTTACCAGGTACTTTATGAAAACATAGAACCAATGCTGTTAACTGCTACTACAGGAGACATCTATGGCGTTGAAAATATATATGTTATTCAAAGTATGCCTTATGCAGTTATTGATGGAAAGATATACTCTTTGAGCTATGTAAATGGTGTTTACCAAGGAATGGACTGTATCATAAATGTTAAAGGTATGAAGTACATTGGTAACATACCAACAAAAGCTTACTTCTATTCTCCAAACAACAGAGCTATTTATGTTCACACTGGAGACTGTAACTTTACAAAAGTAAAAGATGCTTCTGCTATTGATGACATTTACTACATTACATTCAACAGCGCTACACAAACAATATATATGGCTACAAACAATGGACTTTATATGTTGAGTGACAACAGTTCATACAGACAAGACTGGGGGACTATTGACAATGTTACTTTCCAAGATGATGGAAGCTCTTCTGTTGTGGTAAAAGAAGATGACGCTTATACACTTTATCGTCTTTACTACGAAGATGCTGAAGGAAGAACAACAAATAAAGTTGTTTGGAACAGTGGCTTACTTGGTGCTGGTGAAGGTAAAGTGTTTACTATTGATAAGTACAACATCAACTTGTTCAGTGACCAAAGAAGAAATGGAAAGCTTTCATTGACTTCATACATTTTACAAGACAATGGACAGATCGCTGAAACTTCAAGAACGATAGAAGTTAACAGCAATGACTGGGATCCTGAGTTTTATTGCAAACAGATCGACTATACACCTGAAAAGAACAAAGGCGTTGGCATAGGACTCAAGATCATATCTGACTTTGCTATTACATCTATACTTACATCTGCAACAGTTGGACAGGAAACTCAGTCTGCTGGTAGTCAGTGGCACGTGTAAACTATTAATATAAAAGGAAGAGATAATGCGCACATTAACTGAAAGTATTAAGAACGACCCAACAGGAACAGGTGTTTCTGTTTCAGAAAAAAAGCTTCGTGAAATGAGCGACCGTCTTGATGGTATGCAAACTCAGATAGACGGTAACACTGAAGACATTGAAGCTTTGGAAAGTACAGTAAATAACACACATTTAACAAAGAACTCTATTACAACAAGAAGCATCAATGGAAAGACTGCTGAGTTTGATACATCTGTTACAACTCCAACAGTAAATGCAACAAATGTAAATGCTGACAATGTTGAAGCAAATGACATATCAGTTGAAGATGCTTTGGATGTTCACGGCACTGCCAACATCGATAATGCTGTTATTACTACAGGAACTGCTGGTGTGTTTAATGCTACAACAGCAAACATTGATACAGCTAACATTGAAAACGCCAACTTTGAAAACATCTCAGGTACAAACAGTACTTGGGAAACAGTTGCAACAGACAACATCAATGTTACAAATAAAGTTACAGCTGCAACAGTAGAAAGCACTGATGTAAATGCAACGAATGTAAACACAGATATTGTAAATGCTACAAGTAAAGTAGTTACAGACAAAGTTGAAGCAGAAGATGTTGAAACAACTAAAGCTCACGTTGATGAAGCTTTTATTGACATTCTTGACAACAGATATAAACGCTTTAGAGACTTTTACCAAGACATCAGAGGTTTAACTGAAACAGGTTACTTTATTATTGAACTTCCACAGTTTACTGCTGGTGAATATCGTTTGTCATATGAAAGTCCAGTTAGTGGTGAAGTTTACTTTACAATGATAGTTAACAACACTTATGACAATGCTTCTTTCTCTTATTACAGAAAACCTGACAACCCACTTGTACTTCAGGAAGTTGCTATTAAGGATATGAAGCTTTATATTAAGACAGGTGTTGAAGGTAGACTTTATTACTTCTCAGATACATTGGCTTCTATTGAACCACCTCACTCATCTGATGACTGGCCTATTGACTTAACTCAGTTGGACTATCCTTTGTATGAAGCTACTCGTGCAAGAGCTACTGTTTATACCAACTATGTTAACATTGGTATGAATGAAGGCTCTCTTGGTACTGCTGTATTCTCTTTAGCAACAACACAGAACTGGGAAAATGTAGAAAACCAAAGATTAAACAACAACCCAGTTGAGTATGACCCAAACAACGATAGAACAGCTTTAACATATATCCCAGACCAAGATGTCAACAGTACTTCAGATGTAGATTTCAACTCAGTTGACTCAGCTACAGATACTTCAACAGAAACTTTGACAATGAAGTCTATTCAGAATGATACATATCTTATTAAGAGAGATGGTTCAACTGAAATGACAGAAGAACAACCTGCTGACAGTTTGACAGACAACAGTACTTTAGATAGAGTAAGTAAAAAGCTTATTACAGAAAGAGATGTTGCTCAATGGAATGGAAGTACTTCTAGAGCTACAGACTTGACAGACCCAACCAACCCAGTTTATACATCTTCTATTAAAAAGTTGAATGTAGTTGATGAAGGTGAATGGAATGCAGGTAACGTTACAGCCCCTGATATTAATGCTACTAATGACTTACACGTTGCTGGTGATGCTTATGTTACAGGTGACTTAACTGTTTCAGGTAAAACTATTACAGTACATTCAGAAGAGATTACTACTGAAGAAAACACTATTGAACTTCGCCACGATGCTCAAGTTGGCCTTAACCCTGGAGAAGTTTCTGGTATTCTTATTAACAACTATGATGGCCAAGGAAACGACAGTGAGATCGTTCTTGATGATACAGGAACTTTACGCATTGGTGATACAGCTTCCTTAGAGCCAGTTGCAACAAGAGATGAAGCTACCAACTTTACAAACAACCACTTAACAAAATGGGATGCAACTGGTAATCGTCTTGTAGATGCAGGTGTTTCTGTTGCAGATATTCTTTCAGCAGGTACTTCAACTATTGAAGGTTGGTCATCTATTACTTCATTACTTGGAACTCCAACAGATGTTGCAGACTTAGTTTCAAAAGCTCAAACTTATATGCAAGCAAACAACTTTGCTGAAATGCGTCTTACTGCTTACACAACTACAGCTCAAGCAGCTTCTTATATTGGACTTACTTGGACAGCAAACCTTGTATTTGACTTACAGGTTACAGCAACTAATGGTTACAAAGCAAGGTTCTTTGATAATACTCACATTGGTGTTTATAATAACAACAACTGGGATGTTAACATTATTAATGATGTCATTGTAAAAGATGCTAACGGTGAGTTGACAGTAACTTCAAATGATATACAGTCAAATACAAACTTACAGGTTGAGGCTACAGGTAACATTACTATGGCGCCAACTAATGCTTTGGTTATCCCAACTACAGCACCTTCAACATTGGTAGCAGGAGCTATTTGGATAGCATAAAAACGAGGTAAGATATGATAGAAAATAAAACAGTTTTTGGTTATGTCTTACCGAGTACTGGAAACTTGGTTGAATATAGAGGCTTTACACCTCCGAACTATTCTTTGAATATCTTTGATGCTATAGATTTAGCTGTTGCTATGAGGTTAGGTTCTACTGCTGGATGGCCTGCTGATAGAAGTGCTTTATGTTTTTATAGTGGCACAAACAAGTATATGTTACAAGGCTGGCCAGGAAGTCAAGCAGATAATCTCAACTTTGTAGGTTCAAACGGAAATCAGTTTTATTTAAGTAACAGATTTATTAATACAGGAACTGCTCAGCCAACTTCAAGAAACCTAAATGTAAGATTTAGATGCGTTGCAACAAACAACTGGTTTGGTCACGTTGATGTTGCTTGGGGAATGTATCTTGGTGGTGAACTTAAAAGTTTACTTGAAACTATTTACAATGACACAGGAAGAGAATATCGAGTAAGAGTTCAGGTTTTCTGGACTCAAAAAGATGGTAGTGTAACAACAGCTTCTGGTTATCACACTTGCTATTACACAAAAGGTAATGGCAACAACTGGGAAACTTTAACTAGCCGTACTTCTGTTCCTGGTGGTAACTCAGCAACTATAAACTGGAGTGGTATTCCTACTCTTCAAAGAAATATAAATGGTACTTGGACAGACTTAACACCTTTACCTAAAATCGGTGCAGATGTAAAATCAGGAACTATTGGTTCTTTTTCAAGTGGTGCAACAACATACTATGGCAATGATAGCAACTTCGGTGGTTCAGGTGGTGGCACAACTCACTTATGTATATATGAGGCTTGACGATGATAGAAGTTTTTAGATTTATGGACAGTTCTGCTACTTCTCATCCTGTGTATGGCATAGAACATTCAGGAGACGCTATTGACACAGCAGCTATCGTTTACTTAGGTACTTCTGGTGGGCTTCCTTCGACACCGTCAGACTTAATGGTTGTGAAAAACAACAAACAGTACCATATAGGAGGTTGGCCTGAAGATTTAACAAACAACTTTCACTGGTATTACAACAGTAAAAAGTATGACATTAGGAGTCAGTTCAGAACGACAAGTGGTAACAGACAATATGCTAACAATGAAATGTATGTAAGCATTGTTTCAGGAACTCAACAGTATCAGAAAATAATGACAGGTTATATTTCTTTACCAAACATTCAAGCAGCATTAAACACTCTTTATTCAACTTTTGGTAGAGAGTACAGGCTCAACTTTTTAGGTAGATATAATATGAACAGTGCAGGCTGGTATGTAGTAAACAAATATGTTACGAAAGACGAAAGTGCTTATGAACTTGGTTCTGCTACGAATGCTTCAAACGTAATGTACTTTGAAATGGAGATAGGAAAAACATATACTTTAGAAGTTTTGAAGGATGGAACTTGGAGAAACTTAGCAGCGTTGAAAGCTACTAATGGAAGTGGAGATACTTTAGGTGTAAGTGGAAGTAGCTCTGGTACAGGAAGTAAAATATATGGTACAGGTGGTTATTTTGCTAATGGTGCAAAGAATATAAATCTGACAGCATATTAAGGAAGGAAGATATAGATATGGAAAACAGTGGAACAGTTGTAAATGGTTTAGGACTAGCTACTCTCTGGCAAAATCCTATAGCTATTATCGTAGTCGCAGTTTTGATATTTGCATTAGTATTTATGATTATTAAAGCTGCAAAAAAGGGATTATTCTCCTTTAGTAAGGGTGGTGTATCGATTGGCATAGCTGACCGGGAAAGAGAAGTATTAAAAACTCAACTTGACAAAGCAGAAAGTGCTATTGCAGGTTTTTACAATAAAATGGGCTATAAAAGAGATGACTATCGGAAGCTTTATATAATGTCTGAAGTGGAAGATCTCATCTATAAAGCTATTGCCGTCAATCACATAAATCTTTCACCAACGTATATATCCTTAAAGCAAGAAGCTGTGTGGGGTGTTATTTGTCAACATACTAACGAAAACCTCTCAGAAGAGTTTCACTATCAAGTAAATGAAGCTTTAGAGAAGTTAATAAGAGAACTAGTTGAGATCCGTGTTTTTATTACAGGAGGTAAGAAGTAACTAAATATATATATGTTGCACTCTTTAAAGGCTCTGCATTATGTGCAGGGCTTTTTTAGTAAAAAACTATTAAATATAAAAGGAAGGAAAATAAATGGTAAAATGTCAAGGTGGCTTTACATCTGGAGATTTCAAATGTGAAAGAGACTTTGTTGGAGAAGTCCCAGGAAAGAAAGTAAATAAAGGATGCAACTTTTCTATTTTAATGGGCGGCAAAGATGAATACTGCAACATGTGTTGTTCATATTGTTGCTGTGCCCCAGTACCTGCAGGTTGTCACGACTTACACAATGAGTTCTTAAAAGACTTTCCAGCAATGATAAAGAAAATAAAGTCAAGCCCACTTTATAAAGAAGGCGCTCATATTCATTTTGACGTCTGGAAGGGAGAGCCACTATTCAATCTCGAAGCCTTAAAGGAAACAGTAACTGCTTTAAGAACAGAATGGCCAAAATGTACTTTAGGTATTTCTTCGAATGGTTTATTACTTGGAGCTCCACATATCATTGACTACTTGATAGAAAACCGCATTAGTGTTCAACTTTCTCACGATGGTTGGGGACAGTGGATAAGAAGCAAAGTTGACCCTCTTGATAATGAAAACATCTTAAAAGGACTTAAACGTCTTTCTGATGCTAAACTGTTCTCTGCAGTAAACTGTACTTTAAGTTACTACAACAGCTCTTGGTACAAAAACATTGACTACTGGTTGACACATTTAATAAACAAAGGAATACGTCCTACATACATAAAGCTTAACCATATTTACAACAGTGACTACAACATTGAAGCTATAAATGAGGAAGGAAGATGGCAAGATGGCGTTGATGAAAAGTTGAAAGGAACTCCTATTGGTAATATGGCTTTAAGAGGAAGAGTTCTTGATGACTACTTACAAGAGTTTTTTACTTTGGCAATGTTCTTCAGACGTACTCCTCAAGGAAAAGCTGGTGATTTAGAGCTGTTCAGAAGCTATATAATGGAACAAAGCAAACGTTATGGAGAAGTACTTCACGATGATAAAAATGAACTCTCTTCTTCAGGAGCTTGTCGTTCTTATCAGTCTTGGAAGTACAATGTAGATGGTAACTTCAAGCAGGATTGGACATTCGTTATTACAACTACTGGTGAATATGCAGAATGTAACTTGTGCAATGAAGTTGCTAACCCAGGCGGTCCAATGACTGAAGAATGTAAAAACTGTAAATACAAGTGGCAGAAAGAATGTAGAGGTTGTGGAAGTATGGCAAAGCCTGAACACTGCGAATACAACTACAAATGGTGCCAAACTTTGGAAAAACTACATATCGTTGATAAAGGTCCTTATATGGGCAGGAGAAAGTAAGTGGAAATCATAAATAAGTTAAGCAAAAAAGATATAGGAAGTTCTCTTCTTCGACTTAACAGGGATATTAAAAAACTTGATACATATGTTTCCCAAATATCTTTAAGCAATGAAGACTTGGATGCTAAAGTACGATATATGAAGAATATTCAAAAACAGTTGACAGTGTACAAGTACATAGTTGTAAATCTCCTTAATCTAGCTCAGAAGTGGTGTGTTGACAATGGTTCACCTGTTTACTTCTTTGTAATGAACAATGCACGTTCTACGTGTTCTCATTGTAATGCAGGTCAAGGAAGTGAAGCTAACTGTGGCAATGACTACTACAATGAAGCTTTTGACACAATGAACACTGTTGACTATAACTTCTGCGACAGCTGTCAGTCTATTTATATTGCAGGCAATGCTCCTGATGAAACTGATTTGGAAATACTTGAGACTTCTGATAAGGCAACGTGTAACACTAGAAACACACCAACTTATTGTAATGCTTGTTTTTCTGGTTGTGAAAGCTGCAACTCAGATTATATACTTGGAGAAGATAATGGTACTGAACAGTGATACTCATAAAGAAGGCTTTAACACAGCGATACTTTCTTCAAATAAAACTGTAAAAGATAGAGCTGTTGATGAAAGCAAAGCAGCTGTTTTAGAGCAACTTATTAAAGCTAACAGCACTGAGATTTGCAGCATTCAAAGGCTGCTCGACTATTTCTTTAAAGTTCAAGAACTGACTAACAACTTCGGAGGAAACTGAAATGACGCTCGTTACAAATGATAGCCAAATAAAATACTTAAATGCTTCATTCATCTCAAAACTTAAAGACTACAACATTGTAATCCCTTCTCTAACTATGCCTTCTGTACCTTCTCAAGAAGCTTTTAAAGAAGCAGTTAAAGACAATGGGTTAGGTGATAGTCAGTGGATAGATGACGCTTTAGCTTGTATGGATATTGCTTATCGTTCTTGTAAAGGTTGTGACACTGCTCAAACAGACTATGGCCAATGTAATGCAGGTTGTTTTGGAGCTAATACTTGTGGTGCTTGCGTTGGTTCTTGCAATGGTGGAGATGCTGTTTGCATTTCTTGTAATGCTCAGTCTGATGACACAGAAGTTGTAGTTTGTGAAAGTTGTAATACAGGCTGTGAAGCTTGCGATGCTGACTGTTATGGTTGTAATGAAGGATGTCAAGGAGCTCAAACTTGTACTCAATGTAACAACGGAGAAGAGATACCTTGTGAATATGATGCAGGATGTACTGACTGTCAGGAAGGCCACGAACATACAGACCCAACTTGGGGTTGTACAGAATGCGTTAGTGCCTGTGTTGCTCCAGATAGCTGTAGTGCATCTCAAGCTCCTGATGTCGATGGTTGTACTTCGGGTAATGAATACACTGAAGCTGAAGGATGTTCTTCAAAAAACAGTGGTTGTTTTTTAGTTTTTAATGGAACTTGTTCAAGTGGTTATGGAAGTTGTACTGGCGGACAAATGACTTGTCCTTCAAACTACTCAGGCGGCGGCGGTACTTGTAATAACAACTACAACTTAAACAGTGATGGTGCTTCTTGTGAAAGTGGTTTTGAAGAAGGAGGCACAACTTGTAATGGAAGCTATTCACTTGGTGATGGTGTTGTTTGTGAAACAGTTTACTCTATGCCAGGTGTAACAGAATGTGGCATAGGTTATGCTAATGGAAGTGGAAGTGGAATAACTTGTACATCAAGATATGAAGGTGAAAGCACTTGTCAGTCTGGTTACAACTGGAGCAATAATGGTGACAGTGGATGTACTCTAGGTTACTCAGATAGTACTGTTACTTGTCCTACAGGTTACACATCAACAAGCAGTGGTACAACTTGTATCTCAGACTTCTCAGATGGTAGTACTTATTGCGCTTCCAACCACGGACTTCCTACTTGTTCAGGATGTAACGCAACTGCAAATGACCAATGTTTAAAATGTGTTTCTTCTCAGGATACTTGTACTGCTTGTGTAAACGGTGAAGCAGCTTCTTGTACTTCCTGTGTTGAGGCTCAAGGTTGTTCAGATTGTCAAGGCTGCGATAGCGGATGTAATGCTGATGTTTCTTGTAACGGTTACTCTGTTGGTGATAATGGTCAGAATGTTTGTGTTGGAAACTTTACAGATACTGCTTGTGGACAGACTTGTGTAGGCGGTTTTGACAGCTCATCTCAATGTTTGTCAGGACAAGGCTGTTCTTCTTGCGATACTTGCCAAGGCTGTGACTCGTGTCAAGGTAGTGACGGAAGTTGTACAAGCGGTGATAGTTGTACTTCTTGTGATAGTGGATGTCAAACTTGCGATGAAGGTTGTTATAATACTTGTAATGACTGTCAGGGTTGTGTAAACGTTAACTGTACTGGAAACTGGGGTATTTGTGGACAAATCGTGCCTCCTCCTCCAAGTACAAGTGATGGGGAATAAATAAAAAACGTCCGCCTTTTATGACGGACGCCTTTCTCTTAGAGTTTGTCGATAATGATAACAGCTACAACTACAATGAGCAGACCGACTCCAGCAGCAATGCCATACAACATAAGCACCTCTCTATTTTATTTTTCAGTGTTACGTTTTATGATATACTTTATTAATGGGTTAAGCAATGTTGCAAAGAAAATGCCAAAGCCAAAGGTCTTCAATGCATAAGGTGTAAACGGCAAAAACAGCAACAGCAAGCTTAAAGCAATAAAACCAACTTCAACTAGATGTTTCTTTAAAAACTCAACAACTTTTTTCATCTTTTCAACTCCTTATCTATTTGCAAATATACAAGCTACTGCAGCCACAGCAACTCCCAAACAAATACCAACTAATGCATATAAAGGAATACTCATTTCTCTCTCCTTAGTTTAATGTATTAAGCAAAGCATTACGTGTAAGTGACGGATCACTTGATGTAAGAGCAGCTCTTATTGCAGCGTTCTTTTCCTGCTGATGCAGTTTATCAAATCTTGCTTCTCTTTCACTTCTCATATTTGCCCATTCCTGCTCTTCAGCCATATCTTCCATAGCTCTCATCTGTCTGTAAGCTATTGGATCTGCAGCTTCAAGTGCTTTTTCTTTTTCAACTGCTTCTTTGATTTTCTGAAAAATACTTAACATCTTTATATCTCCTATTTATTTATTTATTTTTACAACTCAACAACGCTTGAGTCAACTGTTCTTCCGTTTTCCAATATAGTTATGTCCAACTTATGTGGCTGTCTAAGTATGAGCAAAAATGGAGCACTCATTTTATTATCTTTAAACCAGGCTCTGTCAGAGTAAACATTTATATATCTTTTACCGTTATATACAATGCCAGTTAATAAACAACGATGTTCTTTTTCTGTTAAGTAGCCTTTTTCGTACAACAGATTTACAAAATCATTCTTTGCTTCCCAGCTGTCTTTCATCTTCTCCCGTCCATTGCATCTTCAAGAACCAAACTTTTCAGTTCTTCACGAACATCTGCAAGCTTTGTTAAATCCCTGCACATCTTTACATCAAAGTTCTTATCGAACATTGCAAGTATTTCATCATTTGACCAAACGATATAAACATCGCCTGTAAAACAGTATCTCAAGTTCATTCTGTTACCTCACCAATAAAAATGTTGTAGTTGTATTCATTGTCAATGCGCTGCAACATAAACAAAGCAGTTACATTTTGCCAGTCATTTTTAACGTAGAATGTGTATGTTACACCAAGTTCAAACTCTTCAATGTTAAAGTCTTCACGAAGAAGAGCAAAGTCCTGAATATCATTTTCATTAATAACTTCAACATTTTCTATAGTAGACCAGTCAAAGTCATTATCATAAGTTGTCCAAACTTCAGTCATCTTTTCTGCAGTAACCTTTTCACCAACATAAACTGGTTCAGTAAAAGCAGCTGCACCTAAACCTAAAACCATCATTAAAACCATTAAAAACTTCTTCATTGTTTTATCTCCTTAGTTATTTAGTTGTTTTATTTTACAAATATAATATAAAAAACTGTTACAAAAAGTTCAATATTTAGTAACTTTTTATCTCATTTTTCCAAGTTTTTTCCCAAGTTCTGCGCTCCATAATCATAGTTGCAACAAAATGCTCATCTTCATTTTCGGCAACATCCACAAGCATTTTGGCTTTTCTACTTTTCTGCCGGTTGATAAGCTTTACAGCTGTTTTGTGATACTCATTCATTGTCATTTTCGTTTTCTCCTATCTCCATAAATAACCAACACAGTCATTTAAGTCTTTTTTCATTTTTTCATACAACTCAACTTTGTCATCGTCTTCAGTTAAGAAGCCGTCATTAATGTTTGAGTCCAACCAGTCACAAAGTTTGTTCATTGTTGGCTCACTAACGGAAGCGCCGTTCATTACCCTTTCATAAAGTTTTTCCATTTTCGTTTTCTCCTTGTCTGTTGATATTATATTAACAGACTGTTTTATATTTAGTGAATATTTTTTAGTTGTAGTAGTCAATGTTTGCATCTTCATAGTTAAGCTCTGACAGCCAATCTTCAGCATATGCTGCTGCTTCTTCTTTGACATCAATAACATTACCTTCATCGTCTATATGGTCACCGTTTTCATTTTCACAGAAGTCAATAACAACGCATTCTTCCATACAATCAGTTACATCTTCTTCAACAAGTTCATAAGGTCTCCATAAGTCAACATCATCTATATAATATCCATTAGGACATTTTACTGTAACTTCGTATTTGTAAAGCAGATCCTTGTAGTCATCTTTATCATTGATGATAGCAAAGTCGCCTTTCTCATTCAAAACATATTCAACTAAACCTTTATCCCAGCCTTTTGCGTCAAGAATGCCGATAGCATCATAAAAATGTTTACCATTGAAAGCGGCTTCAAATGACTTGTTTATTGTTTCCACAGAAAGAGAGTTGCAGCAGTCAAACATCCATTTGTCAAATATCTCATCATACCAACAGTCGACTGCATCGTCAAAGCAACCAACACTCTCTAAGAAGTCGTTCATTTCATCAAGTGGGTCAGAAGTATCAAAACCTTCATATTCAATGTCTTTAACTTTCTTAAGGTTGTTGACGATAGCCATAAACTTTTCTTCATTTTCAAGATTGTTAAAAAACTTAACCATATTTGGTATCTCCTTATATTTTGTTTTTGTTTACAATAAAAATATAAAAGACTTTTACTGAAAGTTTAATGACTTATGCATTTTTTATTTTTCATTCATATTTTTCATATTTATTATTGTCCAATATAGCTACAGTTATTTCTGTACAAAACAGCATCAAATAAGCTGCTTTTTGTTTTAAGTAAGTCATCTGTTTCAAAAGGGTTTACAGCCAAGTCAACTTTAATGATGCGGTCAACAGGAAGTTCTTCAAATCTAAAGTTTTTAAACCCTCCACTTTTTCCATTAACTTTTCTGTTTGTTTCAAACTCTTTTCTGTTTTTATATAAGTCAGTGTTCATAAACTTTTGAAGTTCTGATGTCTTTATTAAATAAACTTTTCTTTGATAGATTTTGAAGTAAGCAACCCAAATGTCACCATCGTGATGTACCCAACTTTGTTCACCAATACCTTCATACTGCTGATATGTCTCTAACGCAAAGTTGCTGTTTTCATAAAAGTCAAACTTGAGGTCGACTTTCTGTTTTATAACTCTCTCATTAGTGTCTTTCCAGAAAAAGTAGTCAACACCCTTTACTTGAGTTTCTTTATCAGTAACTCTCTCGATCTTAAACTTGTCATAAAATGAACTCGCGATTTGGTTCATTATCAATGCCCCATATTTGTCTGTTAGTGCTTGTTCCTGTTCGTATGTATTCATTATTTATTTACCTCCATAGATTTTTCTATACTTTGCAGCTTTATCTAGAACTTCTTTAATACGCATTTCGTGAATGTGTTTCCAAAAGTCTTCCAATGTTTCAAACACCATCTTTTCATATTTCTTTTTGTTTTTCATTTTGTTTTCTCCTTACATTATTTAGTAACAAGAAAATAAAAAGGTCTGCCATTTTTTAGACAGACCAATGCAACATTATCCTACCTCCTGCTCTATTTCTTTTATCTCTTCATCAGTGAGAGCAAAGTGTTTATATAGTTCTGCGTCTGTCCAAGGATGCTTATATGTAGGCATAAAAGGGATTGCATACCCAGGCCACCTAATATTTGTTTTCACATTACCATTGCAAGCCTTTACAAACTATGTCTGACAGTAAGCAAAGAAGTTGTCTCTTTCTTCTTCAGTGTCGAAGTTGAAAGTAAAAGAAGCTGTCAGTCTTTTACCGCCTGTAATGTTTTTATTAGTGCAAACTTCCAACTTACGACTTGCAATGTCATACCAGTCATCTGCGCCGACGTGTCCGTGGGCAAAGCTCATTTTGATAAAAGGCCTTGTGTAATCAGGCTTGCCTTCAGGACTTCTCATATCATACAATGACTTATATTTACCTTGATATGTTGGTAAGTTGACTTTGTCGAAAAGTCCTTGACTAATAAACGGCTTTGGTAATATGTCAAGCCCGCCATTTTCTGTAATGTGGTAAATACCTAAGTTTTCATACTGTCCTGAACCAAAAAGCTTCTGTGCTTCAGCAGCGCTTACGACTTCCAAGCTTTCAATGTGTTTTCTTATATCCTCAAACTTCTTATAGTCAGAGCCTTTCTTATACTCAGCAAGAGGATCCTGCAGCCATCTTATCGGACTCAAGTTCACTATTTCCGCTCCATTACACTCCTTTATTACCTGACTCAGTATTCTCAAATGAAGATGACCAGAGTATGGCGGATTCATTATAATATGCACTTCTCAATCTCCTGCTTCTCTTCTTCAGTAAGGTGAAAATGCTCATATAGTTCTGCGTCTGTCCAAGGATGCTTATATGTGGGCATAAAAGGAAGATACTTACCAGCAGAAGCCTCTATTGAGCGAGCAGTCCCAACAATATAATAAGCAAACTTTGTTTTAGTGTAAGCCTCAAAGTTCTTTGCTTCGCCATCTGTGTCAAACTTTATTGAAGAAGGTATTGGTGTTCCTACTTCTTTTACTTTATTCCCAGCCCCGGGCATTCTGTTCTCTGTCCAAAACTTTCCATTTTCAACACTGTAACCGTTATCATAAACCATTGAAAGAGCATAATGACAAAACTCTTTTATGCCTTGAGATATGGAAGCCGCATTTGTTCTATTTGAGCCTTTTCTTCCTTTTGCACCGCCAAAGTAGTCACAGCGAACACGAATGCCGTCCAACTTATTGAAGTCTTCGTGAGCAAAGCAACTATCATATCGAAGCATCTTTATAAGTATTTTATTTTGAAGCTGACTAACATCAAAGGGCTCAGTGTCTGATGTTATATGATATACACCTAAAACTTTATCAATATCACCGAACAAGTCAGAAGCTGTCTTGGCGTCTACAACATCAATGCTCTTGATGCGCTGTATTATGTCAGCCCAGTCTTCCCTTTTTGCAAGAGGATCCTGCAGCCATCTTATAGGACTCAAGTTCACTATTTCTGCTCCCTTACACTGCTCAATGACTTTGCGCAGTATCTTTAGATGAAGGTTTCCGGAAAATGGGGGATTAGTGACCAACTTCATCAACAAACTCCTGTCTTATAAGTGGGTATCTTAACATAATGTTTCCATATAGTCTTGTATCCATATAAATATCATCAAGATGCTTTTTGAATATATTTATAAAACTTCTTGGATAAACAGGCCTTTTTATTCTGTCGCCTTTTTTCCTAAACGGACTACATCCTTTGCAAATGAACATATCTGGTGTAATATCCTCAAACCTCAGCTTCCTTGCAAAGTTGGGTTTGTTTTGTTTGACACTTTTGTCGTATTCTCCATCCATAAAATGAGTGTTGTTGAAAATAACATAGTTTTCACATCCATCAAATACACTGTCTACCATCTTTGGCTTGTAAAATACTGGCATTTCAATACGGTTACTTTTCATTGTAGAGGCAGCTATTGCTATTTGAGCATTTGTTATTTCAGGCCATTCTTTATATTCAACAAGTTCAAACCTCCCAAGCTCATTATTGCAAAACCTAAATGTATGAAGCACAACATAGTCATCAGCTTGGTTTAGTAATGCAACAAACTTATTCTTATTTATTCTGAATGGAGGGTTACTAACTATCTTTAGCACTTCATTCCTCCAAACGTAAACCCTTTCCCAGAAAGCTTTCTCATAAATGCAGAGAACTCTGGTGAAAGTGCATCCATCATTGTAATGTTTTCTTTAGGAACTCCAAGAGATGTTAACCGCTCAACCAGCACAGCATATATAGAAGGGTCAAGTTCATTTGCGTAACATAACTTTGGGTCAGCTCCAGCCAATATACATCCGGCAATAAGGTTTCCACTTCCTGCAGTTGGGTCAAGAATGTTGCCTTCCAAGTCATCAAACTTCTCTATCATTTTAATGGTCAACAAAGGTGGTGTATGGAAAGCTCCCAACTCTTTTCTTTGCTTGTCAGTTAAGTCACCATAAGTTTTCTGCTTCCACTGTTCAAACTCGTTAATAATGTTTTGTTTAGTTTCTTCATTTAACTTCATATTTATTTAGTTATACTATTTAAATATAAGGCAAAGCTAGTGTTCCTATTTACATTATACAAGCAGTTTTTACACTCCGCCTTAATGCCCTTGTAGCTTAGTCGGTCCAAAGCACTCGCCCTGTAAGCGAGAGATCCACGGTTCAAATCCTGTGCTAGGGCTTACATTTTAAGGATGTATACTAAATACATGTAAATCAAATATATCTGTTAATATATTGATTGAAAGTCTTGAAACCTGCTTGGATTGGCGCCACCAGGTTCAAGCAGGAGAAAATGTTGTCGAACCGTTGTCCCGGGACGGCAACGGGGAGATAACACAAGATGAAATACAACATTTACGCAGGTCACAAACAACTTCAGTCAAACTTAAATCAGTTCAAAAATCAAATCTTAAACTACTTTAAATCAACTTACAATGACTGTTTTATACCTTCATTTATGAACAATAAAACAGAACCATTAAATCGTAATAAACACGCAGGTGCTCATATTTGTGTAAGTTCATTTGAAGCACAGCCAAATGGGTTCAGAAGATATAACATACCTGAATACTATTATGTAACAAAATCACAAGTTAATATTGGAAATCACTATTACTTCTCATTATCAAAAAGTGTTGTAGAAAATGCAAAAACAAACAATAAGTTTATGTTTTTAGCACCAAACAGCTTATTTGTTTGTGATAGAGACTTTATCATTGAATGCTTTAATAAAACAAAAGATTTAAGAAGACAGCTTAACAACATCAATAATGAATGCTTTTATATCCCAGTTGAAGATTGCGAAATGATACCTTATGAGCCTTCAACATATTTTGGATTTTACAATGCATCTCAATGGAAGCCAACAGCTATTGGATTTTATAATGGTAAAGTTGCTGGAAACAGATTTAATCTTATATTTCCACAGTTCACAAAAGAGTTTTCATCAGTAAGTGAATGCTATAGATGGATAAAGGGATATAAAGGCTTGACATACACAAAGTCTGAAAGAACATTGTCAGGTGAAATAAAAAATAAAGGTGAAGTAAAGTTTGTTGAAGGCACTGCAAAAGTTGAATGGATTTGTGGAAAACTTGAAAGAAACACATCTTATGAAACAATCTCGAAAAGACATATTTTAACAGATAAAGAAGTTCAAGATTTAAAAGAATGGGAAGAGTTTGAAAGAAAAACTATAGAAGAACTTGAAAACAAAAGCTCCACATCTTCCAAAGATGTTGACCAAGACAAAAAAGAGAAGCTAAAAGCTTCCGATGTTATTATTAAATCAAAATCTATTAATAATAATATTAATATTAATAATAATATTGTATTTAATAATAACATCGGAAGTGAACTTCCACAAGTTGTCTTGGATAACAAATATGAAACTTGGGACTCTTTTAGTAAATCAAATGAAATATGGCATCTATTAAACAGAAGACCAACTATAAAGGACTTCATTGACTACAAACATAACAAACTAAATGTAAAAGAGGTTGCATAAAATGGAAAAGACAAAAGAACAAAAACTTGTATCTATCAGTAGATTTAACAGTCAGAAAGAAAAAGCATTAAAAATGCTTTCTGATGCAAAAGATTTATATGAATACATTGATGCTGTAAAGTATGCTTATTCACTATCAATGAGATATAAAAGCGTCAGCTTACTTGACTTGATTGGAGTAGATCCTTTTGGTGTTAATCATTTTTTATCAAAATGCTTGCAGTCAGGTATACTAAAGCCTTGGAATAACACTTATTGGTTTGATAAAAAGAAAGCAGAAGACTTACAACAATATATTTTAGAGCATCAAAACTAACTAACAAAGGAAATAAAAATGACTACTACATTGCTTTCAAAAGAAGATCATCAGCATATTATAAATAAGTTTTATGAAGCAGGCTACATAACAGCTTTTGAAAAAGAAAAGCTTTTGAAATATCTTGATAAAGCAAGTGCTTATAATCCTCTTGACATTTTAGTTAAAGGTGAAACACGATATTTGCACTATCGCTACAGATATTCTATATTTAATGCAAATATTTTCTTAGATGTATTTGATGACTTTAGTATAATATACAACTTTGATACTGATGCATTTACTTTATTCACTAATGGAGAGAAAACAACTAAATAAACAGGAGGCGGGACTACAACCGTTAAATGTTGTTAAAGTCATAAACACCGATAATATATCACGAACGAAAGGTTGTAGGTAGAACTGGAACTTACAGCCTTTTTATTTTTGGTACTAAATAAACAAAGGAGAAAATAAAAATGATGACATTTATTGGTTTTGCATTTGGTTTCGTCGTTGGTATCATTCTTTGCTTGTTAGTAACTTTACTCATTCAGGCAAGTAAATAAGGAGAGTTAATATATGGAAGACGCTACATTAAGAGAAACATTAGCTGTGGTTATTGCAAAAATGGCAAACAAAATGTCAATGAGCAATGAGAAAGAAAAGTTCTGTGAAAAGGTGATAGCTGAATGGTGCAGTCAGTTTGGGTTCACAATATGATAAATACTTTATATGAAGACTTCTTGAAATGCCTTAAAGAATGGAAAAGAGGAACACTAAAAAGTTTTGTGACAGCATTAGGGTTTGACTTTAATGAAGTTACACAAGAAAGCGATACTCACGCAACTTTACAAAGAGGAGACATTACATTTGTTTTTTATGCTGAAGATGATACAGCAGCTTTAAATGTTGTAAATACTAATGACCTTACAATAAAAGATCACATACGCTTTAAGTGGATAGAAGGAGAATGGGTTGAAAAAGAAAGTTAAAGGAAACGCTGAGAAAGACGCTTTTCGCAAGACCAAAGAATGGAAAGCTTTTCGTAAACAAATACTTGAAGAACGCGGGCCTCAGTGTGAATGTTGCGGAAAGAAAACAAAATGCTTACAGTTACATCACATTGACCCTGCCAACTATACTATGTTAGACCCTGATATGTTTGCTTTAGTTTGCAGATCATGCCACTCCTGCATATCTGACCTAGAGAAGATGAAGCCTGAGAACCGTTTGAAACTCCGAGCAGCGTGGTACGTAAAAGCATATGGAAAGTTTATAAAAAACTGACTATTAATATAAAAGGAGATAAGTAAAATGGAAGACTATCAGTTAAGAGTTATTGAAGAGGAGAAACAACTGAAAATCAAAATGGATAAGTTAAGTAGTTTTATTAAAAGTGACGACTTCAATAAACTTGATTTAGCAGACTGTTGTTTGCTGAGAAAACAGTATGGCATTATGAGTGACTATGACAACATTTTACAACAGCGTATTGAACGATTTTAATAAAACAGGTGGAGGCGTTTTAGTGATAGACTTGTCATTCTGGAAAGTTGAAAAAAACCATACTTGGCTTGATGACACTGCATTATATCTTTTAAGAAGAGATGAAATGTTTGCTGTAGTTTTATTGTCAGCAGATGAAGTTATTTTAGACACCTATACAACATTTGACAACAAAAATGCTTTGGCCACTTTTAATAAATGGAAAGATCGTTTAATGAAAAATCATAAAGAATGGGATGAGGAGATATAAAATGGAAATCCAGGAAAAATATAAAAACTTGGGAGACTTTGGGTGTTATTTCTTTGACTTGCTTAAACATTTTGGAAAAGTTGATAAAGCTATCGACTATTATGACAAGTACACAGCTAAAGGTTGGATGGACTCAGACTGCTTTATACAGCGGCCGCTTGACATAGTAAAAGACTTAAGTGGTTATCAAAACTGGACAATGAAAAAGTCGGAAACATTTGACTCAACTGCAGAGATCATTGTTGCATATTATTACAACCCATCAACTAAGTTACACCACTTTGTTTTACATAATGATAATAATGAACTCAGATGGGACTCTCTTGAACCTTCAAACACAGTTAAAAATGGATATGTAGAAAGTTATCGTTTATTTTACAAGAACTAACTAATAAAGGAGAAAACAAAATGGAAATCAAAAGTTTTTGTAAGGACAACTTTATGCTAACATTGGACTTGAATAAAGAATATGCTGTTCATCTTTATAAGGGAACAAACATTCTTGTTAATAAGTTTTATAACAATGCTTCAGATGCCATAAAGTTTTTTGAAGATACACAAAGAAAAGTTTTAACAGGAGATACAAAAGAATGGGACTAATAAGTAGATTACTTTCAAAACTGGCAGGAAAGCCTGATTATGAACAGATGGCTGCAGATGTTCAGCAGAGACGTTTGAACTATAATCCGTTTACAATCAGTAACCAAAACCCACAGTCTTGGGCTCCAGATTTACACCCAAATGGAAGAGAACATTCTTCATATATAAACAGCATTGACTACGATGGAGATACAAAAAAGATGCAGGTGACTTTTACAAATGGTTTTGCTGCTGAATATGATGCTATTGATGAGGATGAAGCTAAAGCCTTTAACCAAGCTGACAGTAAAGGCCGCTTCTTTAACGAACATTTTGCGAACAGGAGCTACACAACTATATGAAAATATACTTAAACAAAAAAGTTCTTGAACATTCTGTTACAAGAGAACAGTTGAACAACCTCTTTGACAACTATGGAACATCTACATTGGCTAAACAAACAGAATATAAGGAATATCGTAAAACAGTAAATGACCTTGACAAGTTTATTGTATCGCGTCTTTCATTACCATATGTTAAGATACAAGACAGAGATGCATTTGTTCGTGTCGACTACATCATTGACTATACGCCAGAAAAAATAAAATGGTTTGTTAAAACTTGGTTTTCTGACATTAAAGCTCCTGAAAGTAGAATATACAGCCAGCCTTTAACATTCTTTATTAAAGGAGATTAATATGTTTATTGCGAATGAACTAGATTACTTGGATAAAAATAATAAAGAATGGAAAAAGACTGAACTTGTGTATCAAAAGGCTGTTGCAGAAAACGATGAGAAAACTATTTTCAAATGCTTTCACAGGTTCTGCCACGCATATGTTTGTTCAAAAATGAAAAACTTAAATAAGACACCAGAAGAGATACAAGACCTTGCTATTGAAGCAACTATTTATGCAATGGATAGAAGAAACCGTTTTATTTACGGTGGTAAAATGGCTTATGCTTCATTAGGCGCTTGGTGTTCTTTTGCTGTTAAAGAGTTTTTGTTTAATAAGCAAAGGATGTTCGATGATAGCATACAGTTTGACGATGAAGTGATAACTAAATATAAAGAGGAGAATGATGAGTAATAAAATAAAATGCGTTGGTAAGAATGTAACTAAGAAAAGAAAGAATGGGCTGCTTTTTCCAACTGATATGTACCTTACAACCATTGGAAGTTTTGCAGTGGCACATTATCTTTGTGGTAGAAGCAGAAGCCGTTTCTATTTGGAAAAAATCTTTAAGGTACTTCAAAAAGAAATGCCAGAGTTTAACAGTTATACAGAACTTATTTCAAAGCTCCGTGCTGCTTATGACTGCCCTAACATTGACTTACCTATTGTAGCAGTTGCAACAGATACAGGCAGCCTTTTATTTACAGTGTTTATTGATGGACTTATTTTACCAAACAGAGAAGATGGAATACCTGCAGGCTTTATGCACCCTACTAGAGTGTTTGACTTGAATGGTTGTGAAGTTCTTCATTATAAATATATCAAGAATATGAAAGGTGACATTGAAGAAGTAAATAAAGAGGAAAAGAAAGATGCTGCTGAAAAAGAATGAATACGACAAACTCCTTAAACGTGTTGAAGACCTGGAAAGAGAGAATAAAGCGTTAAAAACCAAGTATGAAGGAAAGATCTCAGCAGATATAAATATGAAGGAATACAAAAAGTCTGTTGACAAAAAAGCTAAAGAAGAAGTTGAAGCTTATAAGAAAAACTTGGATGCTCTTGTAGCAAAGGACTTCAACTATGGCTTCATTCAGCAACTTGTGAATGCTGCTTCAAAGGGAACAGTTATTGAAGTCAAACTTAAAGAAGGCAACACTTTGACTATCAGAAAGGAAGAAAAGTCTGACGCTAACGACCTTGACTTATACAGTATTATGAAGTAAAGAACATCATTTTAATATCTCCTTGGCTCCTGTGTAAAAGCGGGGGCCTTTTTTATTAAACTATTAAATATATAAAGGAGCACAATGTGAATGAGAAGTTTAAGAAAGTTGTTCGTTATGTTTTTGTTGGCTTTGTTGCCATACTTCTTTTCGGCTCAGTCTCAGCAAACATCGGACTTGGTCTTTCAGATAGATACTTTAGAAACTTATCTGAACAATATCGAACAGAACTCGCTGCAGCAACAGCAACTAATAATGAACTTGGAAGAAAACTTGAAGAAAGCAGAAGAGTCATTGGAGACTGCTCAAGAACAACAACAGAGCTTAGAGACACAACTAACAGAAATATCACAACAGCAAGAGGAGCTATTGAACTCCTTAGAGACATCAGAGAGAAGGTTGTTTTATTGGAAAGTAGGCTCAGTGATAGTAACGACATCTCTAACAGCGACGATAGTTGTGCTCCTAGTGACGAGGTAGATGAATGCCAAAAGTAAAACCAAAGAAAAAAGCACCTCTTGTAGGTGGCTTGAAAACATTAGCTAATAATGTTGCAGAGTTTAAAGATGGGACTAAACTTTATGATGACAACTTAGTTGAAAAGTATTATAAAGCTGTGTATGACTCTTTAAGCGGCCGCAAATCTGATAGAAATGAAAACCCTTTATACCCATTCATAGAAAAGTCTCTAAAAGGAATGATGGACACTGAAAGAGGCGATCTTGGTGTTCGTTCATTGGATAAGTTAACCAACCTTGTAAAAGAAACTACAGAGTACTTTTCAAGTAGTAATGACAATGAAGCAGACTTTATTGAATATAAGATAGCCAAAACACTGTTTCCTTGGCAGAA